GGGGAAATACCGACCCTTAGCGCGAATAATTACTATTTTGTTTCACGCATTTTTCAAAATGTTTCACGTTAAAGTTAGTTCGGTCTAACAACTACCTGCGATATCGATATAAAAATATCGATTGACTTTTGCCCCTTGTCCTGTTATAATAGTATTAGCGCAAGGCTTGGAATTGATATTGAGAAGTTGTGACACACTAGGGCGTCAAGGATTGGGTTCCTCCTAGGTGTTACGGGTTGACCCCCGCCGCTTCCTGTTCCATTTCTTGCGCCCTTATTTTATAAAGTGGTGATGTATTTTGTCAATGTATTGGGATATAAATAAAATATTACCATATCAGCGTAATTTTAATTTAATCAATGGCGAGCGTTCTATCGGTAAAACATATACAACTCAGAAATGGGTTGTTAATCGTTGTTTAGAGAAACATCAGCAATTTATTTATCTTGTACGTACACAGCAGGAAAAGAAAGACGGCGTGTTAGAACGCGCTTTCGAAAAAGTAATGGATAAAGAATTTCCCGGTGTGAAATGCACATATACCTTTGAAGAAATGTCCATTGATGGTGAATTAGTCGGTTTTTGTATCGCCTTATCTGAATCCCAGAAAATCAAGAAACGTTCCTTCCCGAATGTCTATTATATGATATTTGATGAATATATGATAGAAGATGGCTCTCGCTCCGCTTATGTTTCCGGTTGGAAAGAGCCAGACCTATTACTTTCCATCTATCATACAGTAGATCGAGAGGAAGATAGAGTAAAGGTTTTTATGCTTGGTAATAATACAAGCTTTTACAACCCCTATCACCTTCACCCTGCTTTTAATGTTCAGCCTATTAAGCAGGGCCAAATATGGACAAGTGAAAATGTGCTTTATCAATGGGCAGAGGGTTCCCCTGAATTAAAGAATAAACGTGCCACTACCAAGTTTGGGAAGATGATACAGAACACCCGCTATGGCGATTATGCTTCCAGTGGTAAGTTTATCGAAGATAATTCAGACTTTATCGCCGTCCACGATGGGCACGCTACATACCAATTTACAATAGTATGCGGTGGGATTCAGTATGGTGTATTTCTTGACCAAAATAAGGGGCTTGTATATATCAGCGATAAGGTAGACCCCTCTTGCCCCTTTATATATGCTTTAACCCTAGACGACCACAGCGAAAACGTGCTATTAACTAAAGGAAAGCCGGGCGCTTTGGAGTGGTTTAGTAAGTGCATTAAGATAGGCGTAATCCGTTACGAAAATATGTATATAAAGAAATTGACAGAACAGGAGATATATAAACTATTATGAACACAGGAGCCAACCTTAAATATATGCGTGAATGTTTGGGTATTACCCAGAAAGAGCTTGCTCAGCGCTCTTGCCTTAATTTACGCACAATTCAGAATTACGAGCAGGGAGTTAACGATATCTCGAAAGCATCCTTTAATAAGCTTATCAAAATAGCGTTGGCGTTAGAGTGTAATATAGAGGATATTCTACCGCCCTGCCCCGTGTTTAAAAATTATTTTGAGAAAGGGCTTGACAATTCCATTAGAAAGTAGTACACTTATAAACGTAGAGAGGAAATAAACCGTATTCCTCTAAAACTAGATAAAGAAAGGAAAAAGAAAATGATTATCAAGGTACCAACTTCCCGCATTACGATTGGCACAAAGAAGGACAATGCCATTGTGAACTTGCATGAGAGGAAAGTCATTGGGCGTATTTCTTTGCCCAAGGCTAAGGAAATGTTTCCCGATTTTTCCGTGGTGAACATTGAACGGTCTTTAGTTCCCTATGATGTGGATGAAGATTCTCTTGTTCAGTTCTTGAACGACCACATTGCACAGGCAGCAGAGTAAATTTTAACTAGTGGAGGTACAAGAAAATGGATAATGCAATCACTCTTTACAATGCGGTAGAAAACGAGATGGGCCAGCCTTATTGCTCTATGCAGGTAACGGACGAAAAGACGGCTTCTATGCTGTTTAAGGCCATGAATAACCCCGATGAATCCCTTGCTAATCATATCAACGAGAACCTGGATATTACAAACATTTTTATTCAGCCCGTTGATATGGTTAACCAGGAAACCGGGGAAGTTATGGGACAGCCCCGCATCGTGCTTTTTGATAATGCTGGGAAAACCTACGTTTCTATTTCTAAGGGCATTTATAATGCTCTCAAGAATATGTGTGCCATTGTGGGCACGCCTGAAACTTGGAAAGCCCCCGTTACTATCAAAGTAACACAGCGCCAGGTGAAAGAACGCCGCATGCTGTCTTTTGACGTTGTTTCCTGGAATGGCAATCTCGGTTAAAACCAGGCAACTTTATCAGGCCGCTTGGCCTTATGCGTAGTTTATAAGCTACAAACTTTTTCAATATCTATCCCGGAAAATGGGGAGGGGAATAGCGGCCCCTCCCCTTTTCCGCTATTTTCTGGGAGGTGTGCCATATGGCAAAGAAAAAACCGCTCTTCAAAACGTACACACAGCAGGATGATAAACGATTAAAAACGCTTGTATCTGACTTTAACAAGAAAAGAAATTTAATGCAGAAACAGCTCGGTTTTCAGCCCCCAAAATTGAAATATTCTGACTTAGCAAGCACTGTATCCAGCAGGGCAGAATATAACAGAATTATGAACGTGTATGGGCGTTATTTGCGTCCAGGTGCAGAGCGCATTTATACTAATTCAAGTGGCATTAAGTTTACCATGTGGGAACGTAATGAGAATCGTTATGCTCTTATGAGAATTAACAACCGTAGAGCTAAAAGGCTTGAGGAATTGCAAGTAAAATTTGACCCCCAGCAGATGGGAAGAATGGAACATTTAAATTTAAAGCCCGCAAGAAATTGGACAGAAACATATACGGATAGCAGTAATTTTAATAAGTATTTTCGTTCCCTCCAGCACCAGGCTAATGTGGATTATTGGAAACGTGGAGAGGAAACTTACAAGAAAAATTATCTTAGGGCGTTCGAACAGGAGTTTAAAGGCACAAAAGGCTATAAAGAAGCCCGTTCTTTGCTTCTTAAATTAGACCCTAAATTTATGGTAGAAAGCACGGCGAAAAACAGCCGTTTAACATTGCACTTTGTGTATGGCTATGAAGATAAGCAAATGCGCCTTGCGGCGATTACAGAACAATGGAAAGAGGTTACTAAAACAAGCAAAGGGACATTTACAAAGACTAAAACCAGGAAGCGTAAGCTATGAGCACGCAAAGAAAAGGCGTAACAATATGCGCTGATTTTGAAACTACCACAACGGAAGAAGATTGCCGGGTGTGGGCTTGTGGGTTGTATTATATGGATAGCAAAAAGTTTGAATGCGGAAATAGCATTGAATGGTTTTTTGATAAAGTTTCGGATTTAGGTGATTGCACTATCTATTTTCATAACTTAAAATTTGATGGCACATTTATTATAGATTGGCTTTTTAGGAATGGCTTTGAGCACACAACGGAAAGGAAAATCTATAAGAATCAATTTAGCACTTTGATTTCAGATAAGAATTTGTTTTATTCTATCAAGCTTAAAATGAAATCAAAGAGTACAATAACAATTTTAGATAGCCTTAAGATTATACCATTTAGTGTTAAAGTGATAGCAAAAAGTTTTGGGTTAAAGATTCAGAAAGGGGAAATAGACTATTCATATCCTAGGCCGGTTGGATGGAAAATAACGGATGAAGAATACAACTATATTAAAAATGATTGTGAAATTGTAGGACAGGCGCTTGAACAGTTATTTAGTCAAGACCTTACCCAGATGACACAAGGTAGCAATGCTTTATCTGATTTTAAATCAACTCTGGATAGAAAATTTGATTTAATATTTCCACCCCCTGTATATGATGCTGACATTAGACAAGCCTATAAAGGCGGCTTTACCTATGTCAACCCAAAATATCAGGGGCGCAACATCGGACACGGCGTTGTTTACGATAAGAATAGTATGTACCCCTCTATGATGAAGTTTAAGCCTCTCCCCTATGACGTAGGGGAACATTTTGAGGGGAAATATATAGAGGATGAATTTTATCCTTTGTATATACAGGCTTTTTCTTGTATCTTTGAGTTGAAAAAAGACCATTTACCCACCATACAGATTAAGAACGGCTATATGGGATTCTTGCCTACTGAATATGTTTCATCTTCAAATGATGAAGAAATAACACTTTGCCTTACGAGTGTAGACTTGAAGTTATTTCTTGACCATTACAATATAATAGGTGAAATAAATTGGCTAGGCGGATGGAAATTTCGTGCAGTTGTTGGTTTATTTGATAACTATATTGACAAATGGTATAGGATTAAAGAGGAAAGCACTAGAACAGGAAATAAGGGTATGCGAACGCTTGCCAAGCTTATGTTAAATGCTCTTTATGGAAAGTTTGCTTTAAATCCTCATGTGCAAAGCAAAATCCCGTATTTTGATAAGGAAGAAAACATGATTAAGTATCGGCTAGGAGAGGAAGAAGAACGGGAACCATTATATTTGCCTGTTGCCTGTTTCATAACTGCTTATTCTCGTGAAGATGTTATACGAAACGCTCAGGCAAATTTTGACCGTTTTATTTACGCTGATACTGACAGCTTGCACCTTGTGGGAACACAACCCCCGGAAAATATGGATATAGATGATTATAGGTTGGGAGCATGGAAACAGGAAAGCCGTTTCATTAAAGCCCGTTTCCTGCGCGCTAAGTGCTATATTGAGTTTATACCTGATAAAATACCGGGAAAGCAAGCCAGGGTAAAGGCAAACAATTTGAGAGTGGGAAAGTTTAAGAAAGAGAAGTTGTATTATGCACCCGCAAAGGTAACATGCGCCGGTATGCCTTCAAGTTGCCATGAGTATGTGACATGGGATAACTTTGCAGTAGGTGCCAGTTATCCGGGGAAAAAGCGTTTTAAGACTGTGCCCGGCGGTGCTGTGTTGGTAGAAACGCCTTTTAAAATCAAGGAAAATCCGCTGTCCCCTTGACCCCCATCCCCTACTCTGGTATACTATTTATAGAAAGACCGGAAAACTAGAGAAGGGAGGTGAACGGGGTGACAGTTCAGGATGTAATGACCTTAATTCAGAGTGTGGGCTTCCCTATTGCAATGTGCGGGCTAATGTCATGGTATGTAAAGTACATTAGTGACAAAAACCGTGAACAGATTACGGCAGAGCGTGAAGCGCACAAAGAGGAGATGAACGAGGTTATTAAAGCAATCAACAATAACACCATTGTTATTGAAAAACTGATTGCTAAGTTGGATGCCCCTGTAAGTACGGCAAAGGCGAGTTGAAAGGAGATGCAAAGGTGCTTTTAGGTGTTGATATTTCCAGCTGGCAAGTCCCCGGTGCAGTAGATTACAATCTATTTGATTTTGTGATTATCAAGGCAAGCGAGGGCAAGAACAGCAAAGACCCCGGTCTTGATAGGCATTTATCCAGGCTGTTTGGTACAAGTGACCCCACCCCGCAGAAAGATAAATGCTATGGTTTTTATCATTACGCAAGACCGGATTTAGGTAATACCCCCGAGCAGGAAGCAAAGAGTTTTCTTTCTTATATCGGCGGGCAAGTTGGCAATTGTATAATGGCACTCGACTGGGAGGGCGATAGCCTTAAATACAGCCCGGAATGGGCAAAAGGATGGCTTGATTATGTGTATAAACAAACAGGTGTTAAACCGTTGCTTTATATTCAAGCGTCACAAGCTAAACTTTCCAAGTATTCCGCCATTGCTAAAGCAGATTATGGGCTTTGGGTGGCCCATTGGGGCGTTACCTCCCCCGCCTATTCTAACTGGGCGAATTGGGCTATTTGGCAGTATAGGGGAAGCCCCCTAGACCTTGATTATTTTAATGGCACAAAAGAACAATGGTGGAAATACTGCGGTAGGGACGATGTGGAGGTGGAAGACTTGAACGAAGCGCAGACAAGGAAAATCGCTGATGAACAGATTGCGGCATATTTTAAGAAGCTGAAAAAGGAAACTGATTCAAGCCCATGGGCTAGAATGGCTATTGCATGGGCTATGACTAACGGAATTATGGTGGGCGATAAAGAAGGTGACCCCAAATCATTTAGACCCAAAGACTTGCCCACGCGAGAAGAACTTGCACAAGTTGCGTATAATATTTATAAAAATTTTATTGCAGACAGGTAAAAGAACGGCCCCGGGAAACCGGGGCTAAACCTTTATGGAGATGGTATCATGTTAAACGGACTTGACGTATCATCATTTCAGGGTGAAATGGATTTTTCATCCTATGATTTTGTAATTATAAAATCAAGCGAGGGTGTTAATTTTGTAGACCCCGGTCTTGAACGCCATGTAAATAGCGCTTTAAAAACTGGGACGCCTTTCGGTTTTTACCATTATGCCCGCCCCGATTTGGGTAACACGGGTGCGGAGGAAGCCCGCTCAATGCTTCAATATATAAATGAATGGGTAGGCTCTTGCTTGATAGCTTTGGACTGGGAGCAGAAAAGTTTGTCTTATCCTGTTTCATGGATACAAGAATTTTTGGACACAATTAAAGAAGAAACCGGCGTGGTGCCAGGTCTATATATCCAGGCTAACCAGGCAACTAATAGTAAATATGCCCCCATTGCACAAGCTGGGTATTGGCTATGGGTTGCGCACTGGGAGACTTATTCCCCTTCTTACTCTAACTGGGATACCTGGCAGATATGGCAATACCAAGGAAACCCGCTCGACTTAGACTATTTTAATGGTACTGTTGAGGACTGGACAGAGCTTGCGGGAGGTGGTACGCCTGGCCCCGGGCCTGGGCCTGGGCCTGAGCCGGAACCCACACCCGTTCCCACGGAATGGATAAAGGGCAATCGTTATTTGTCACAGTCTGAAATGGAAAATAATGTGCTCATTATCAACGACTATTTTTCTAAATTGGGTTGGACACTGAACGCTATTTCCGGTATGTTGGGAAATATGCAAAGGGAATCTACTATCAATCCTGGAATATGGCAAAATTTAGACCCTTCTAATCCTAGTGTGTTGGGCTATGGCTTAGTAGGTTGGACACCCGGCACAAGGATTACTAATTGGTTACGTGAACAAGGATACGCAATAGATGACGGTTTTGGCCAATGCGCTAAAATATGGGAAGAATGGGCACACCCCGAAAGGGAAGTGGTGTGGATACCTACAAAACGATATCCGATGACGTTTGACGAATTTGTACAATCAAGCGAAAGCCCTGAGATTTTAGCAAGTGTATTTTTGTATAACTACGAACGCGCCGGAGTGGCGGCAGAGGAAGAACGCCGCAAAAATGCAAGGTATTGGTTCAATTGGATACAGGAGCACCCCACAGGCGGAAAGTATGTTCCGCGACTTGATAGCGATGGTATGGAGGGTAACCCTTATTGGTATGATGATAACCCATTTTATACAGCGGGATATGGGTTGCCGAACTGTACATGCTATTGTTGGGGGCGTTGGTGGGAAATACAAAATGTCCGGCCGGAGCTTCCACTGGGTAATGCAAATACTTGGTGGAATGATGCCCTAGAAATGGGAAAAAAGACTGGACAAGAGCCACAGTTAGGTGCTATAATAGTTACATGGTATAGTGATGGTGGACACGTTGCAGTAGTCGAACAAATAAATGACGATGGGAGTATCGTAACCAGTAATTCGGGTTGGGGTTCGTCCTATTTTTGGACAGAAACACTCTATCCTTCTAATGGCTATGTACCTTCCTGGGCACCCAGCGAAGCTTATGTGCAAGGATTCATTTATTTGGATTATCCCCCGCAGGGTGGGGGCGGCGTTGACCCCGAACCACCTAAACCGCCAACAGCCAGGGTGCAAAAGGGCGGAATAGGACTTTATTTTAATCCTTGGCTTAGATTGAAAGGTAGGTTGTTTTAAAATGCGAAACAGGAACACGATTAACAAAATCTTAGGCGAAGTTTTAGAAACCGCAGGACTTACGCCGGAAATGGAAGAAAAGCTTGGTATTATCAGGGATGAACTGAACGAGCGTGAAACCATTATTAAGGGCACTTGTCAGGGCTGGCTTGACGATGGAGAAGACGCTTTCACGGTTACTCCGAACCAGACAGACACAAACGATTATAAAGGAAAGTACGAAAGCCTAAAGGCCCAGTATATTGAGCGGTTTTTCAATCCCCCGGAAGAAAAAATTAAAACACCGGACGTTGAAGAACCTACAATTATGGAGCCACAGGCAAAAGATATCAGTGATTTATTTAAGGAGGTATAATAATGGCTAGTATTCCCAAGAAAGAAAACTTGAACGCCACGGCCGCCGATGTTGTTAACTCTGTAGCGAATGCGGCAGGGCTTACCAATGTTCCCCATGTGCTGAATGAAGGTGAAGCCCTTGCAGACGGCACCAAGGCAACACGTGCAATGGCATTGCAGAGTTTAAGGGCCGCTGGTGAAGCTATCAGCGATTTCCAGCCCAATGCTAACGCATTTCTTAATGCTCTTGTGAACCGGATTGGCCTTGTGCTTATCAACTCTAAGTTGTATAGCAACCCCTGGGCCATGTTTAAGCGCGGTATGATGGAGTATGGCGAGAGTATCGAAGAACTGTTCGTGAATATCGTTTCTGCCCAGAACTTTGACCCGGAAACTGCCGAAAACGAGGTTTTCAAGCGCAAACTTCCCGATGTGCGAAGCGCTTTCCACACCATGAATTACCAGAAGTTTTACAAGACTACCGTTTCCCAGGCCCAGCTTCAGCAAGCTTTCCTGTCCTTCCAGGGCATTTCTGACCTTGTGGGGCGCATCACGGAAGCCCTTTACACCAGCGAAAACTATGACGAATTCCTGGTGATGAAGTACATGCTGGCTAAGGCTGCTCTTAAAGGGCAGTTTTACCCCGTTTCTATCCAGGCCGCGACCGCCGAAAACAGCAACGCCATTGTGACTGTCCTCAAGACCATGAGCGACAATCTGACGTTCCTTAAGGCTGATTATAACGTTGCCGGTGTACATACCTTTACCGAGAAGAATAATCAGGTGCTTATCATGTCCACCGCCTTTGCTAACATGGTGGATGTGGAAACCTTGGCTCTTGCCTTTAACATCGATAAGGTAGAGCTTATGGGGCGCATTATCCGAGTGGATTCTTTCGGTTTTGATGCAAGCGAGATTGCCCGCCTTGATGCACTTCTGGGCGAAAACCCCGGCTATGAGACCATTCAGTCCGGCGATAACGACAAGCTGAAAGCACTCCCCGCGATTTGCGTGGATAACTCTTTCTTTATGATTTTCGACAACTTCCAGCAGATGACGGACGCCTATAACGGCCAGGGTCTTTACTGGAACTATTTCCTTCACGCATGGAAAACTTTCAGCACTTCCCCCTTTGCCAACGCTCTTCTGTTCAGCACTGAAAGCCCTGCTGTTTCTGCCGTTGCAATTACTCCCGATACTGCAACGGCTTCCCCCGGTGCTTTGCTGTATTTCAACGCCAAAGTTACTAATGCCGGGTTCGCTCCTGCCGGTGTGAAATGGACTATTTCCGGTAATTCTTCTGGTAATACCACCATCGATGCGCAGGGCCGTTTGAAGCTTGCGGCGGATGAAGCCGGGCCTACTATTACTGTGACCGCTACTAGCGTTTACAGTTCTAGCGCTAAAGATACCGCGACCGTGACTGTTTCCGCATAAAAGGAGGGCTAGGGTATGGCCTATGAAGATGTTTTCTTAACGCCGAACCCGCCCTACGTGCCTAAAAACGAGATACGCATATGCAAGGGCGTTTGTTTCGAACCGAATTATAGTGATACTATTCTTTGGGCAGATTCAAACGCCCAAATGCGTTATATCGTTAGTTGCACTAAACAGAGGTTCGAGAACATTACCCCATTCCGAGTTATGGAGGGTACTGTTCTTGTACCGGGGCCAGCTGATGATTACCTAGAATGCAACTATGTTGCATTTACTAACACGGATTTTGGCACAGGCAAATGGTGGTTCGGTTTTATAACGCAAGTTGATTTTATAGATATGTACACAAGCCGAATTCATTATGATATCGATGTTATTCAAACGTTTATGTTTGATATTGATTTAGGAAAAGGCACTTTTGCCGAGCGTTATCACGCTGTTAACGATGCAATAGGAAATAACCTGATACCGGAAAATTTAGAGCTAGGCGATTATATTATCAATGATACAAAACGTACCGAAAAATTTACTGATTATAAAATCATAGTAGCGGCAACTGTTGATAAATATGGAAGTGATTCAGAGGGCGGTTTTTATAATGGCATTTACAGCGGCTTAAATTACTTGGAATTTGACACAGCGTCAGAGGTGAATGAGTTTATTTCATTGTTAACTGAATCTAATAAATCAAATGCCATTTTGGCGATATGGCAAATGCCTAGTAATTTTGTAGTAGCAAAAGGCACTTCTAGCGCTTCAACCGTGCTATATACTTATCAAGGAGCGTTTAGAGAAACGCTTGACGGATACTCCCCTAAAAATAAAAAGCTGTTGACGTATCCTTATAAAATGTTGCTTGTATCAAATATGGCGGGCCAAAGCGCCGAATATCACTATGAATATTTTGCCAAAGACCCCGGACAAAATGTATATAAGTTTTTAATGGTGGGTGATTTTTCTCCCACACCTATCATTAAACTGATTCCTCAAGATTACAACGGCATGAAACCGTTAGGAACAGACACGGCGGGAAATGCTTTTGACTATGGTTTAACCTTATCAGGTTTTCCCCTGTGCGTGGGTGACCGATGCTTACCAGGCTTATCTTGCACAAATGGGGAGTGTATCCGCGCTGGGCATGACTTTCACCGGGCAGGATTTACAGTTGGGAGCACAAGTGGCTAGTGGTATCGGAAATTTGTTGAGTGCAAATATTGGGGGAACTGTATCAAGTATTTTCGGGATTGCTCAAACACTGGCAAAACAAAACGCCACAAGAAGCTTACCGCCCCAGGCAAACGGGCAGACGGCTAACGGTGCACTTGTTGCCATGAAAGCAAAAGATTTCCTATTTACTGATTTAAGCATTAGGCAAGATTACGCAACTAGACTAGATAAATTTTTTACTATGTTTGGTTATCAACAGAATGATGTCATTACAATAGGTAAAATCACAAACAGCATTTATATTAACAGTAGAAGGAATTTCAACTATATCAAAACTCAAAATGCACTTTTACAGGGTGATGGAGAAATACCGCCAGCATATGCGGAAACGATACAGAACTGTTTTAATAATGGTATCAGATTTTGGCATAATAAAGATGAATATGGAAATTTCTTTGCAGATAATTCTATTGTATAAGGAGGGTGCTCATGGGTAAATCAAGACGATTAAAGAGATGGGCGAGCGCCGAGCTTAATAACGCGACATACATTGATTACTTTGATAGGCTTTCGGCAATCGCCATGAATCGCTTTGAGTGGGAGGGCGTGCCTGATACTATTGATATACGTTTCATGGAGCGTTCGCTTTTTGAACGTGGATACTGCGTATTTTTCAAAGACCCTGTTATTGGTTATCTGTGTCTTAACGCTAATCTTGGCGGGGCTTTTGATGTATACGATATACCCCAGGTGCGTCACGTTTACGCCAGTAATGGACAGTATAATAACACCGTTACAAAAGCAGACAGTGTAATTATTTGGAACAATTATCTTCACAAAAGCGATTTTATGACAACGCAATTGGCGGCCTTGCGTTTAGCAGACATTCAAAGAACGATTGATGTAAACATCAAAGGACAGAAAACACCGAAAGTGATACTTTGCAATGAGGAACAGCGTTTGACCATGAAAAACCTGTTCATGCAATGGGATGGCAATGAACCGTTTATTTTCGGTGATAAGAGCCTTGCACGGGAGCAAAATATAGATGTGCTTGATACAACGGCACCTTATGTTACGGATAAGCTAGAAGTACAGAAGCATCAACTTATCAACGAATATTTAACGTATCTAGGAATTGAAAACAATAACCAGGATAAAAAGGAACGACTAATTGCTGATGAAGTGGCGGGAAGCTATGGCTTTACGGAAATGGCTAGAAATGTGGCTTTGCAAAGCAGACAACAGGCTTGTGAAGAAATTAACCGCATGTTTGGCATTAACATTTCAGTGAAATTCAAATCTGAAATGCAAACAGTTGTAAACAGTGAAAAACCTAAAAACGATAAGGGAGGGGAAAAAGATGGCTAAATACACAACAGAGGTATTGAGCATTGTTTATGCGAATAGCAATGAAAAAAGCCCCCTTTTAACTCGAATTGATGAAGCGAATAAAAACTATATTTTCAACTTTGATTTTCCAATATGGGAAGAAGGACACAGGATAGAGCTTGAAAGAAAAATAACTCTACATTATTTAAGACGTGAAATAGGGCTGGAAACTGTTGAAATGTGGCGTACATATCTAAACATGAAACTCAATGAAATAATGCCTTATTATGTAGAGCTATATAAAACGATAGTGAAAAATTATAATATCACTTATGACGTGGATATCACGGAAACCTTAAAAAGAACGCTTGATAGTAAAGCGAATGAAACAGGAAAAGCAACTGCTACTACAAATCAAGACGGAACTACAAATAGTAACACGCTAATTAGAGATTACCCACAGGCACAAGTTAACCCTGACCGAAATAGCTTATACGCTTCCGGTGCTCAGCAGAATGAAGGTACCACAAATTTAAGTGGTAAGGACATAACAGACAGCGAAAGAACGAGAACAGGCAACGACACAGAAGAAACTACCAAAACGAGAAAAGGTTTATCTGGTAACCGTTCACTTGCCCAAATGATTAAAGATTATCGTGCTATAATACTTAATATTGACATGCAGATTATCAACGACCTTTCTTCCCTATTTATGGGTGTTTATTAAAAGGAGGTGCTCTTTATGGCTTCTAACAATTTTAAATTCTATTGCCAGAAGGTTTTGCCTTTGGTGTATGACGAAAGTTTAAGCTACTATGAAGTGCTTTGTAAACTTACCGATTACATGAATACCATGTTTGAAACGCAAGAAAACTTTGAAGCCGCTCTTGCTCAGCTTAACTTACAACAGCAAAATCTTGCAAACCAGTTTATTGAATTGCGGCAAAGTGTTTCAGAAGACCTTGCCAAGATGAATGAAACACTAGAGAAAATCAAAAACGGCGATTACATAGATTTGTACCTTGACCCCATTAAAGAATACATTGACGAAAATGTGCAAAAGCTTGTTGCCCGGATTGTGTCTTACGTTTCCTTTGGACTTACGGCAGATGGGCATTTCACCGCATATATACCTGATTCCTGGGATTTCCTTGGCTTTGACACCATCCCATATGGCGACCCGCTCGAATGCCATTTAGTGTTGAATTGGTAAGGGGTGATAATATGCCTGATAAGTTTAACGAGTTGTTATTGAAACCGGATATTATAGAGCTATACAATGCAGGTATTACCCCAGACTATGGTTACTTAATGAACGGGCGCTTTGAAAAAGATATGATAAAAACGATGTGCCCCTTAAAAACTTTAAGCGGGAATCCCATAAGCTGGGAAGCGAGCGACACGGAATATCTTTTCCCCGTTGTAAGCTTGGAACCCAAGCAAGCGGGTAGTGGTGACCCCAGCCCCGAGAATGTTCGGCCTATTTCTGGATATGATGAAGTGACGGTGAATGTGCGGGGGAAGAATCTGGTTGGAAATTTTAAAGAAGCAACACACATAGGGCAAGGTATTACGTGGACCATTGAAAACAATAGAATAATCGCACAGGGCGAAACGGGAGACCTCTTTTCAACTACTGGTAGTGTCTTTAATGTTGTATTTCAAATTCTCCCTGCGACATATATCCTTAGTTATAAAACAACCGATAATAATATAACTTTTGTTGCCGGAATTTTTAAAAGTGATGATACTCCCATTGCCTACTTGCAAAACAGTGTGTCTTATACTCTTACCGAAAATAATGCGTATATTCGCCTTTATGCGCAAATAAGGCCTAATACGCAGGTAAATGGTTCAATAAGTGATATCCAGCTTGAAATCGGCTCCACCCCCACCCCCTACGAACCCTACCAAGGCGAAACCTCCACCCTCACCCTTCCCGAGACCATCTACGGCGGCACGGTGGATGCGGTGACGGGGGCGGGGAGTAAGACGTGGGGCTATATTGCCAGCTATAACGGGGAATCTCTGCCAGGAGAATGGATTAGTGACCAGGATGTGTATTCCGCTGGGACAACTCCCACCACCGGGGCACAGGTTGCCTACCAGCTTGCTACTCCCGAACCATTCCAAGCCACCGGCAACCAGGCCTTGACAATTCAACCGGGAAATCATACAATGTATACAGACGGAAACAATATTTCTTTGTCGAGAAAAGCAAGGAGGTTAGAGGTATAATGGCGAATCGTTATATTGGCATGCGGTACGTTCCCAAGTTCTATGGGGAATGGGATGCAGAAAGCGAGTATGAACCCCTATCCGTTGTAGTTTATACGGACGGCAACGGATATACTTCCAAGAAAGATGTGCCCAAAGGTGTTGCACCTAATGAAGATAATGGCGAATACTGGGCTTATACATATCGTGCGGGCGGAAGTGTAACTTCTGTACCGTGGGATGCCATTACCGGAGTACCCGCCACATTCCCCACAACGTGGGAATCTATTACCGGCAAGCCGGAAAGTTACCCCGTTAAATGGGCAGATATTTCAGATAAACCTACCCAGTTTACACCCTCTGCGCACAAACATGGTACTTCTGATATACAGGGACTTGATACAACTTTATCAAGTTTGCAAACTGCTTTAAGCAAGACGGCCAATAAGACACTCGACAATGTGGCGAATTCTGACTTCTTGACGAAAGCGAAGGCCGCAGGAGTTATACCGGAAAAAGGAGCTGTGACATGGGATGCAATTGAAGGTAAGCCGAGTTCCTTCCCCACGTCTTGGAACGATATCAGCGGCAAACCAAACACATTTCCCCCGGCTACGCACAGCCACACACAAGGCGATATTACGGGACTGACGGATGCAATCGGTGGATTGCAACAGAGTATCTCTGCTTTTCCCCAGAATTACGCCAATATTACTTTAAGTAATGTTGACAATGCAGTTTTTAAACAGAAAGCAGAAGCCGCTGGGGTTGGCGGTGGTGGTGGAGGGTCTGGAAGTGTAACATGGGATAACATCCAGAACAAGCCGGAGACCTTTACACCGTCCGCCCACAACCACCCGACAAGCGAGATTACAGACTTTAGCACGTCTGTGGAATCTGCTATCAAATCCTCGAGCGTCAATACAAATCTAACTGCTTTGCAACAGCAGGTAACTGCCATGCAGGCGGGCATTGAAGCGGCGGTATCTGATGCCAGCAAAGCCTTGAACAAAGCAAACGATGCGGAAAGTGACGCAAGTCGAGCACTAAGCATTGCTCAAACTGTAGACTACAATTACATTACCAGTGAAACAAATGGCACGATTACAAGCGGTGTAACGTACAGGGGCAGAAAATGGAGCAACGGCTATAAAGAACTATGGATTAAGTGCAGTTTTAGTAATTTAGCTTGTACTACAGCCATTGGAAATTGGTATCGCAGTAATTCAGCTTTCGGCACTCTTAACTTGCCTAGCGGATATACATTTACTAACGAGCCTTACATCAATATGACTTATACAACTAATGCAAACCTGGGCGGTATAGTGTGGCCTAACATGGACACAAGCCAACACATTAGACAGCGCGTGTGTCCGTTCTATATTATCCGCCCAACAAGTGGGAATGCAACCGGGTACGTCACCATTTTCATGTACGGCAACTAAGGAGGGATATCAATGAAACCCCAAAACATTTATGTTGGTGCAAGATATGTGCCCCGCCTTATGGGCGAATGGAGCAACGAAACGGCTTACGAAGCTATTGACCTTGTGACAAGTAACGGCGTTGGTTATGTTTCAAGGAAGCCGGTACCTGCTGGAACTCCCGTAACCAATACCGAGTATTGGGCTTATTGGTCTAGCGGTGATGTTGCCATTGATGCGCTGACTAGCAGGGTTAGCAGTTTGGAAACAGTAAGCCAACAGCACGAAACAGAAATCGAAAAACTAAATAATAATATTTCTTGGATTGTTCCCGGCAATATTCATGGTGACGGAATTACAGATAATACAATGCTTTTCAACGCCCTTGACGCTGATACACCCATTGTACTTCTGCCTGGAACTTATAACATCAGCACCGACACTACAATACCGTGCTATGTGCAATTTATGCCGGGTGCTTACCTACATTATACAGGCGAAGATAATTGCACGGTAACATTTTTGAAATCGTTCATTGCTGAACAAAATGCGCAGGTCTTTGACGGCAAAATCATTGTACGAGATAGCTTTTCTAACAATGTAAAAGCACCGTATTTTAAATGGTTCGGCGGTGATGAAAACAAGAGCACCAGCGAAAACACCCCTATTTTGCTTTGGCTCTTAAGTGCTGAGTTTGGAGCGACTGAAATTAAATTTAGTCCGGGTTCTTATCAGTTCGGCGATTTGAGCACAGCATTTCAAGCTTTTAAACCTGTTGGTGAAGAAATCACCATTTCAGCCGTAAAAATGCCGAAAGGCACATACAACGGCATTACATTCACTGGCATTGATGGCACAGAAGGAAGCGATTACCACGATTGCATTTTTAAGGTAAGTGCACCTGTAAATGTAGGCAATAATTGTACGCTTGAACACTGTAACTTTGTTTTGAGTGGAACAGCGAGCGGAGATGCGCTTATCCTGGGGAGTGGTAATACTTATACTGGATGCAATATCACCGGTACCATTGGAGGGACTACTTCCGCAATTTTCCAGGGCAACACAAAAGTTGACACTCTAAATATCAGCGCGCTTAATACCGTCACCGGACAGCTTGCCACAGGCGAAGTAAAGGCTAAAAATGTTAGCTTTGGGGCAAGTGCAAAACTCAATTGCACCGGGATGGAAACTTATCAAAACTGCGTTTTTCAAAATGTCACCATCAACACCAGTTATAGCGCTGGAACAATCACCTTTATAGGGTGCCAGTTTGAAGGAATCAATTTTGAGGGCACGGGAAACACACCTGTAAAATTCATCGGGTGTAAATATTCTGGGTCTACTATTACGATTCCCACCAACGCCACAATGGAAGGGTGCAACTTAAACGGCGTGAATGTGACGAACAACGGCACGCTTGTGGGTTGCATTGCTGGTTCAGTAACCGGCAACGGCGCGAAAGTGGGATGCACCGTAGGTGGTAGGTATGACCCCGGAACTGCCGACAATGACCTTAAAAACACTGTTTCTGACCTCACAAATAAAGTGGGGCAACTCACTTCTAAGGTAAATTCTCATAATTTGACGCTCCAGGACATGCAAGCGTACAAGCATGTGAAAAGCATTACCACAAGTGGAGTGTTCACTACCATTAAGTTTACCACGGGATGGCAGATTGTAAGCGCCAGCGTACCCATTAACGCCAGTTTGACCCAGCAGGTGGGGTCGATGTACCAAACAAACAAAAGCCCCATTTCCCACGAAAGTTATCCCTATCCTTCCCCGTTTACAGCCGCGCCCAGCTTTATTGGCGCAGACTTTAGGAGCACCAACTACCAGGGGGCGCTTGTCGTTCTGGATATTGATAGCCGGGATGATAACCTGAGGAAATACTTGCCGGAGATTCAGCTGATGAACGGCAACAGCCGGACTTGCCAAGGCAACGTGCATTTCCTCATCATCGGACAGAGTACAACTTAACTACCCTATATGGCGTTGCGCCGGGAAGTGCGGTGGAGAAATTTCAACCCTTTCCACCGCATTTTCCACTTGACAGGGTAACACTAAAAGTGTATAATAAAAGCATAGCAAAACGAAAGGAGCTAGAACGGTGAACAAAAAAGAATTTGAAATTGCTGAAAAGTCTTTCGACATAATTGAGAAATGCAAAGATGATTTGCTTAAATTATGCGATGGGCAATCTGTATCCATGACTTTATCGGTTCTAATTACAAGTGCTGACTACTTGATAGAAGTGGCTAACGAAATTGAGGAGCGACATTACGAACAAAAAGAAGCTTTAGATTTAATATGGGAAGGATTTGAGGAAACCTTAAAATAAAAGGGGGTGTTTTATTTCGATTTTCAGATTGCACGATGGGAAAAAGGATTTTCAAGAAAAACCAAATTTCAAAATAAAATTTCACATGGGCGCACGCCCGGAAAGGAACTGTAATGATTACGATTGAATATAGCTTAGATGGAGAAAATGAATTTTTGACAAACGTTGAAGCGAAGCTGTTTGAGCAGACGCTTTTTGTTATGCTCAGATGCGGATACCTTATTAAAAATATTACTATCATGAAACAATGAAAACGGCTTTAATACATGGGAGAAAAGTTTACCTATTCCCGGATGAATACGGAGAATATAAAGTAATACAGGACGTTGACGGAAAAATACCTTATAATAAATGGTACAACGTTTATTATAACGCGAGCGGGTATTTCACGGTGGAATACATACGCAAACAGGAAAAAGCAGGAAAGATCGAATGGAGATGAAACAGGGGGGCTGGTGTTTTACCGGCCCCTAAAATTTTATGCGAAAAAGTGTTGACAAACGTTTTGGGGTGTGCTATAATAAAGGCACAGAAAACGAAAGGGGTTAGAAAAGTGAAAACAGTAACAGACCACATCGCAGTGGAGGAGCTTTTCCTCTACATAATCAATAACAGCACGGTTTACAGTTGTTCAATTAAACCTTTAATTGCGAATTATCGCAGAAAGATTGCAAAAAATCAGTACGATAGAGAAAAGGCTATTAAAGGATTTGAACACGTGGCTAAAGTAGGTGCAATACTTTACGAAAAAGATTTCCTTTCAACCAAATATTACACTGTGTTCAATGCCGCAACACGGCGTGAAGCTGCTGAAAGGATTTTGGATTTCTTTAAAGATGAAATAATGGAGGTAGAATAAAATGATCGCTTATTATAGTGGATTTTGTGGGATTGAAATTCAGAACATAGAATACGGCACGGAAGATAAAGTTGTTTTCACTGCGGGAGCGTGGACAGGCAACAAAAGCAATCACAAGTGCAAAATATACTATAATACAGAACGGCCCTATTTCAAGTTTAAGGGGCAAAGAATTCATTTGGATGAGTGCATAAGGGGGTGATCAAATGGTTGAAATTATCATATTAACGTTAATACTTTTAACTCTGGCCGCTATTGGTGGATGGGTAGAAAAACATAGCAGAACAGCGGACAGGGTTTGCCGAATGCTAGAAGGATTCATAGCAAGGGCCACGGAAAGCATAGCATGGGCGATTATGGAAGGGAAATAAAATGGAAACACGTTTAATCACACAAGTTAAATTGTATATATTAAGGTTGAATTCTATATTTGCAAATGCTGAGCAAGCTAACATTGTTCTAGTTTCACCGGAGCTTTCGCATCTTCAAGACTACTATTTCAAGAATAGATGCGAATCCTATTACAAAATAAATGAATCGTTTGGAATCAACTATCTTAGGCATTTTGCCGAATCTTCCCATTTAGTAGACTACAACCCTGCTGATTACGAAGTTGTTAATTGTTGCACATATGATGGAGCGCATGGAATTATAGAAGAATGGGTAAATATGGAAGATTTAGAAAGAATCAAAAAAGCATTCGCCAGGAATGGGTGGATTGAATAAGGAGGAAATAAAATGGCTGAATTCATCATTTTAGCATTAACGTTTTTTATCTTAGTGGCTATTGGTGGATGGATAAATAGCCATAGCAGGGCGGCAAACAAGATGTGTTGTATGCTCGAGAGATTCATAGTAAGGGCCACGGAAAGCATAGCATGGGCGATTATAGGAGGGAAATAACATGGCTAGATTTGACGATGGAATACACTGTATATTAGGCAGGAAAGCGTTGATTAAAGATAATAGGGTTGAATACTTTATGATAGATGACATTAAAGTGATACCAGAAATAAGAATGTATTCAACAAATGGACATGAATATTGGTTGCCACAAAACAATGTGCATGTAAACAGCTTATATAGATATAATCAATATGACAGGGTGTTGATACATATAGATGAATATAATAAATATATGGGGGCTTATTAAGCCCCTTATTTATTGTTCATATAATGATATTAAATATCACTATAAAAAGGTGTTGACATCTTGACGAAAGTGTGCTATAATGATATCGTGGGAGGAGAGCATCATCTCCTCCTATTTGGCTTGGGGAAAAATGAGAATCATTCGCACTAAGGGTCGGTATTTCCCTCCTA